GCACGCGCAGGCCGACGGTGCCGATCAGCAGCGACAGGCTGTCGCGCACGGCCTGGTCGTCGTCCACCAGGTGGATCAGGGGGGATTGCTGCAGGGGGTCAGGGCTGAGCATGCTCGGCGGGGAGGGTGAATACAACTGAGATAAAGAGAGAGAGGACGGCGAGATAACTGGGAAGATCCGGGGCGAGTCTGGAACATTCGGGATGGCGGCTTCTAAAATCTCTTTCACATTGGAAAAGAGATTGGATCAGACCATCCAAGCGCTCAGGATTTCCAGAACGGCCGCTTCATCTTCTTTGCTCAGGGTTTCCAAATCGGGGTCGGCCCAGAGCATACCGCGCCGGGGCATGTGCTTTGTGCCCCATTCATGGTAAGTGGCCACGGGTTGGCCGAATCCCACCGTGACGCTGGTGGCCGTCACCTGGTGCGACAAGCTGCCCAGCATGTCGCCATATCGGTCGAGCAGCCTGCCGTTGGCATCTTCGGGATAGCTGGCGGCTGTGGACTCGGCCCAAGGTTCCCATGGATCTCCGCTTGGGTCGGTGCGGCTTTCAAAGCGGGAGCTGATCCGGCTTTCCAATTCCATGCCGATGCTGGCCAGCGGCTCGGTCATGTCCCCCAGCTTGGCCTGCAGATGTGCGATGTGCTCGCGGATGTTGCCTTGGCTGTGGATATCTAGGACCAGCATCACTCCCCCTTATTGAGTCCAGCATCGCGGGCCGCCTGTCCCAGCGCAGGCACGGCCGCTGCCAATTTGCTCTGGATCTGCTGACGCATGGCCAGTTGCCGTGCCTGTCCGGGGTTGTAGGCAAAACCGGGGTCGATGCCCTCGGGTACATGCAGCACCTCTCCAGTGCGCGGGTTCACATATTCGCGCAGGGGCACCACCGGCTCCTGGGTGTTGAAGCGCTTGTACACGCCTTGGGCACCAGCATCGCGCTCTGCGCCTTGGCGTTCGATGCTGTAGCCCCGGTCGTACTCGGCCTGGCTCATGCTCATCACTCGGCAGCGGCAGCGCCAGCCGTTGGGTGGCCAGTGGGTTTTCCAAAACGGATGGTCTACAGGCAGCACCAGGTTGTCCCATGCCGCGTGTTCATGGCGCACGCGGCCATCGCGCCGGGTGATATATCGCAGATACGGGTGGGTGCGCTTGGCACGCTCCACACGCTCCCACAAGCCGGTGGCGTAGGCCTGGCGGGTGTTGGTGTCATAAATCAGGCGCAGCCGTGCCGGATCAAACGTGGTCAGCTTCACGTCCCCATCGGCCGGGTCGGTGACCGCCTTGGTGCCCCACCAGCCCGCTTGGGTCAGCAGCGCCTCGATGTCATCCATCCAGTCCTTGCGGGTCAGATCGCCATTGACCGATTTGACGATGGCCTGGTGCACCGCCTGCAGCAAATCCAGCCGGGCCAAGCGGCTGACGGTGAATTGCAGGCCGTGCTCTTCCTGCCACACGTCCTGCCAGGCATAGCTCACGCTCAGGAGGCCACGGGCTTGCAAGGCGGCGACCGCGCCCTCAGGCGCCAGCTTGTGCAGTTGGGCAAATTCTGATGCAGCACTCATGGCGTCACTCGTTGGCAAGGCCAGCATCACCGGCCAATCTGGCCGTTGTGGCAACTCGGGTCAGAGATTGCGCCAGCGGTTCGGTGTCCAGGGTGCCGATCTGCCGCACCAACTGGTCCAGCAACTGGCCAGCCGTCAGCCCCTGGACCTTGGCATCAGCAAACAGCTGACGCAGCGGCTCCACCATGGGCTCCATCACCGGCTGCCATTGCTCGCGCTCGGCCATGACCAGCGCATCCAGGGCATCCGGCTCAGACGGGACTGTGACGGGCTCAGCAAAATCCGTGGTCTTGCTCCCAGCTGGAGCATTTTGCTCAGGCGCTGGCGGCGTCGAAGTGGTGTGTTTCTTGTGCCAGCCTTCGCCATAGCGGGCGATCACAGTGGCCTCATCCAGCTCAAAGCCCATCTCCGAGACGATCTTGTCCGCCTCGGCCATGGCCTTGGTGTCTTCCTCTTCCTTGATATTGCGATAGACCAGGCAAGGCTCCAGGCCGTTGAATTCACAGATCCAGCGAATCAGCGAGCTGTTGAGCGTGTCCGACAGCAAGTCGCTGTCCGCCTGCGTCAAGTCCTGGCGCACATCGCGGCGCTCTTTGCTGGCCGAAGCTACCGCCCCACCGCTGGCGCGGGCGGGCTCCTGGCCGGTCAATATCTCCGCGATCCAGTCGTCCATGTACTCGCACAGCTGCTGCTGGGTGGTCACATTCCCGCTGAGCTTGCTTTCCAAGAGGCTGATGTCCATGCCCTCTGGCGTCATCACCCAGCCGTCATTGCTGAAGGCGCGCAGGGCATCGGCCAGCGTGGCCTTGGACTTGTTGTCTGCATTGCGTGGGTATTTGCCATGCGGTGTGGGCGATCCAAAGCGATCGCACAGCTTGTTCCAGGCCACCACGCCCTTGCGCTTGAAGTACACCGGCCAAAACAGCTGCAGCCCCAGGCCAGTGCCGTAGGGGTTGTCATCTTCGGGGTTCACCCGGTGCACGATGAACTTGCGATCAGGAACCGGCACGCCGCGCTGCAAAGCCTCACGGGTCAGCAGATGCAGCTGGGCTGGGGTGTTGGCTTGGTCCTGCACAAACACAAAGCGACGTTGGGCACGCTTGACCACCCGGTCTGGCACCACCAGGTTGTCACGCACGGTCCAGATGATCTCGGCCACCGCATACCCGGCCAGCAAAGCCTCCAGCATGTCTTTGCACATCTGGTCAAAGCCAAACCCTTTGAGAATCGTTGTGAGCGTTTCCGCATCGGCATTGCCCTTGGCGCTGTCTTTGTTCACAGGCTCGGCCTGCCAGGCCTTGCCCACCAGGGCCAGCTGGCGCTTTTGCAGCCCTGAAAACACTTTGCCATCGCGGCGCAAGTCTCGGTACAGCTCCACACCACCGTTGCCACGCTCCAGCAGTAGCGGGTCGTTGGTGCGCAAAATTCCCAGGTAGTGGGTCTCAAACGGGTCCACCAGGCGGTTGGCAAACTCCGTGTCCAGCTCAGGCCGAGCTGCAGCAGCATCCGCCGCGTTCTTGTTAGTAGCCATGGACAAAATCTCCTAAGGACCGGCTGCTTTCACGCATGCCGCCGCTGGTGTATTCAATAGGGGCCGATGGGTTGGAGCCCGCATGCAAGGCCAAGGCCAGCGCCCAAAAACGGTCCGCGTGGCCATCGGGCGTGCTCTCGGCCACAAAGCGGATGTTTCCGGCCGTGGTGGTCACCTTCTGCACCTTGCGCAGGTCGGCACGGATCTTGGGGTCTTCAGGAATGCGCACCTTGCGGTCTTCCATTGCACCGCGCAGTGGGTAGGCCAGCTTTTCTTTGACTTGCGCCGTGAAGGTCACGCCTTCCACACGGTCTTCACCAAACTTGTCCTGGGCGTCATCGGTCCATCCAATGCCCAGGCCGGTGGCGTCGATGCAGATGCGATCGGCAATTTCAAACCATGGGTACAAAATCTTTTCCTGATCGCTTTTGCGCATCTTCTCCATGGTTTCCACATGGCGGGTGTAGAAGACATCACCCAGCTTTTCCACCACCCACAGCACCGTCAGGTCTTTCTTGCGGCCGATATCCACGCCGCAATACAGCTGCCCCTGAAAAGGCCCTTGCAGGCCGCGCTGCCAGTCGGTGCCGCCCAGGTACTCACAGGCCGTGATCAGGCCGTATTCCAAAAACTTGCTGTCATCGTCGGCCGGGATGCACTGGTACTCCTGGTCGAAGCTCTCCGCGTCGGCCGCGCCCGACTTCACAAAGTCGAAGTACTGCGCCTCATCCATGGCCTGCTGCTCGGCGTCGGCGGGCAGTGCCTGCTGCAGCTTGAACAAAAAGCCTTGCTCCAGCGCATCCTGCAGGGTCACCCGGTGCAGGCTGATCTTCTTGGGGTTGCCGCCGTGGCGGGCCTCACGCACCAGGCTGTTGAAAAAGCTGTGCGACCCCCGGTGGGTGCTGATCACTTCCATGCTGCCGCCCCAGGTGATACCGGGGTAAGCGATCGCCCACAGCTTGCGTTGGTCGGCATGCAGCGCAAACTCATCCAAGATACGGCTGCCGCGTTTACCGGCCTGGGCATCTGGGTTGCTGGACATGCTGTGGATGCGCTTGCCACTGGCGAACTGCAGCACATAGGCGCTGACCTTGCGCTCTGCATCCAACACCATCTCGCCCAGGTCTTTGGCGGCCATACCCATGATGCTCGCCCACAGCTTGCAATCCTCAATGAACAGGCGGGCCTGGATGTCGTCGCGGCTGCTGACCCATTCGTCATAGCGGGCACCCACCTCAGCAGCACGCTCATCGGCAGCATAGGCCGTGGACCAGCTGATGCCAATCTGGCGCGATTTTTCCATCACCTTCAGGCGTGATTCGTCTTTGATCCATGCCGCCTGAAACGGCAAAAAGATCGCATCGCGATCCTTTGGGATGCACTTGGCGCGGCCTTTGAATTTGCTCATCACGTAATCCCCAGTGCTTCGCGGATGGCTTGCTTGGTCTCTGGTGTCACCCCTGACTTGTGGCCCATGGCTTCCAGCTTGGCCTTTTGCTCATCCAGCAATTTGCGGCGAGCTTCGGCTTCGATCGCAGCACGAGCTTCCATGGAAAAGCGTTTGTGGGTGACGCTGGCTTTGCCAATCTCTGCAGCGTTTTTGAACAGCTTGTTGATGTCCACCTTTTCGGGGTCCACCTCCAGCTCCATCAGCAAGTTGAAGATGCGCTCCTGGGTCATGCGTACCACGGCGGCACCCAGCTTGTCCTCTTCATCGGGCGCTGCATCGACCAGAGCGCGGGCCTGTTCACTCGCCATCTTCAGCTGGGCCATGCGTTGCTCAAACGGGCTGCCATAGCGCTGCAGAGCCGACTTGGAGACCTCTGCGCCGCGTGCCTTCAGGTCAGCAGCCAACTGCACATAGTCACCAAAGCCACGCGCAATCAGCTCGTTGTCCAGCCACTCCTTCAGCTCAGGGGGCAATTTGTGTACTTTGCTGCGTGGAGCCATGGTCAGGCCTGCGTGATCTTGGGACGGGAAATGCCAGGCTGCGCGTCGATCGTGTATTCCACAAAATCGATGCCAGTGCGGGTCAGGTCCACACTCCAGCGGTCCATCGGGTCTTTGGCAATGCGCACCATCTCACGCTCTTCCAAATAGTCCAGGTTCACCCGTACTTCCTGGTGGGTGGCATCGGGGTACACAGCCCGCACGATCTCCAGCAAAGGCTCGGTGTAAATGCCCGAAGGGCGGCTCAGATTGACCGCAGATAGCAAGTGCCAGCGGATGGCCTCGCGGCGAATTTTTGCCATGTCCAACGTCATCGTGGCTCTCCTAAGTTTTTCAGCGCCCGTTCCACACGCAGCGCAAAGTTGTCAATTCGGGTGCCCAAGCTGGCCAGGTCGCGCACATAGTCATCGCGGCGCACGTATTCCTTGGCCATCACCACTTCGTGCTGCAACAGCTGGCGTTCCAGCACACGCAAAGCCTCCGCGTTGCTGTCTTGGGCTTGGCGCATCTCACCCAAGGCTTTGCCCAAGGTCTCAAACTGCTGCGCCAAGTTCTTTTCTTGCTGCCTGGTAATCACTTTCACCAAGGCCCAGCCTGCCGCAATCAACAGCGCAGCCAGCGTGATCACATTGCCCAGGGTCAACTCAATCACCATCGAGCACCCCCTGGTTGCTGCCCGTTACCGACTGCAAATGGTCTTGCAACCCCGTCACTTGGATGGCGAGCTGGTCAGCCACTCCAGCCACTGCTGTGTATCGGCTGCTGCACGCTCCGAGTGCGTTGCGGGCGGTGGTGGCTGCATCAAGCTCGGTGCTGCAGCTGGTTGGCGTGGCGGTGCTGGACAGGCCAGCGGCGGCATTGGCGTTGAGCTGGGCGATAGTGGTGTGCAGGCTGCGATTGCTAGTAGTGGCAGCAGCCAAAGCACCCTGCAGCTGTTGTTCGCGTTGGGCTTGTTCACGGGCGATCCTTTCGGCTTCTTGCTGTTTGGCCTGCTCTTGGGCACGCACTTGGGCTTGGGCTTGGGCCTGCTGCGCCATGGCACGCAAGGCGGCTTCTTTCTCATCGGCTTTGCGCCGTGCTTCTGCCGTATCCCAAAGGGTTTGCACGCGCAGTGCACCTTGGGCATCCCCTTGGGCAATAAGGTGTGCATTCCAGGTCTTGATCCCCATGACTACACCCAGCAGTACCAGCACCAGAAGTAGCGAGCGAGAAGTGGTACTCATGGCAGGCCACCTTCCTGTGCTGCTCCTAAGCACATGGCATGCAGCTGCTGGCGGTCTGTCCACACCCCACGGCAGCTGCGGTTGTCAGGGTGGCTGCACCGATCGCTGGGCTTGTTGACCGGACCTGCGCGGTCATACAGCAGGAAGGCTTCACACATGCCCTTGTAATCGCCTGCTTGCAGGCGCAAAGCCAGTGTGCTGGGGCCGGTGCGTGCATTGTTTTTGCACACCGTGGTCACGCCCGTGTTGTAGGCCAGGCCCACCAAGGCATCCCACTCCCACTGGTACAGCGGCATGTTGGGAAGGCAACGCTTGAGGCCAAGCTCAAACTCGCCCGCATCGGCGCGCAAACGCACCAGGGCTCGCACAGGTGGCAGGGTGTCGCCCATCTTGACGCCACCCGTGGTGCCAAAGCCGACGGTGGCAACCTTGGTGCCGT